GCTACATTTACAGTATCAGGAACTTTAACTATTTCCTAAATCTTGACAATTTTGTTCTCAAGATTGTAAATAAATATAGAAAGAAGATATGAACTTAACAAATTATTATTGGTATTTTAAATCAGCAATTCCTGAACGAATTTGTGATGATATTATTAAATATGGAAATCAACAACGTGAGCAAATTGCGTTGACAGGTGGACAAACTAAAAAGTTAGCTGAGTTAGAAAAAAAGAAACCAACACCAAAAAAGAAAAAGAAAATCAAAAGAACTACAGCTAATGCTCATTTAACTGATGAAGAAATTGAAGCTATGGATCCAGCAAATAAATTAGAAAAAGAAGAATTAGATGATTTACGAAAAAAGAGAGATTCAAATATAGCTTGGTTGAATGATAGATGGATTTATAAAGAAGTACAACCTTATGTACATCAAGCAAATAGTAATGCAGGTTGGAATTTTAATTGGGACTTTTCTGAATCTTGTCAATTTACTAAATACAAATTAAATCAATTCTATGATTGGCATTGTGATAGTTGGGAACAACCTTATAACAATCCAGATAATTTAAACACACACGGTAAAATTAGAAAATTATCTGTAACTTGTTCTTTATCAGATCCAAAAGATTATAAAGGTGGTGAATTAGAATTTCAATTTAGAAATCAAGATGATCCAAACTTAACAAGAGAATGTTTAGAAATTTTACCAAGAGGCTCTATTGTTGTATTTCCGTCCTTCGTGTGGCATAGAGTAAAACCTGTAACTGAAGGAACTAGATATTCTTTAGTAATTTGGAACTTAGGATATCCATTTAGATAGGAGAAAATATGGCAAAAGAAGATCAACTACAAACATCATTTTATTTTCAAACACCTATTTATCATATTGAAATCCCCGAGTGGGTTGATCACGTAGATAAAGTTTGTGATAAATATATTAAACAAGCAAAGAAAAATAATCAAAAAGCAATTAAAGATAGAGAAAAAAATTGGAAGAAAAAAGGTTTAGGAGATATAGGAATGTCTCATCACTCTACTTCTTTAATTAATGATCCTGATTTGAAAGAATTTCAAGATTATATTGGAGCAACGAGTTGGAATGTTTTAGATCATATGGGTTACGATTTAACAAACTATGAATTATTTTGGACAGAATTTTGGGTCCAACATTTTGCAGAAAAAGGTGGAGGACATCATGAAGGACATATTCATTATGATAATCATATTTCTGGTTTTTACTTTTTACGATGTAGTGAGAAAACATCTGTTCCTGTATTTCACGATCCAAGACAAGCTAAATTAATGAATGATTTACCTAGAAAAAATGAAAATGAAGTATCTATGGCTTCTCCTTTAATTCATTATAAACCAAAACCAGGTACGATGATTTTTATTCCAGCTTATTTAGAACATCAATATACAGTTGATTCTGGAGTAGAAGATTTTAGATTTGTTCATTTTAATTTACAAGCGATAAGAAGAATGATTACAGATACAATTAGAAAACAAGCAAAGGAGAAAAAATGAGTTTTAAAACTAATGGATATACAGTAATAAAAAAAGCAATAGATCCAAAAATTGCTGATTTTGTTTATAAATATTTTTTATTAAAAAGACAAGTTGCAAGAACTTTATTTGATACTCGTTATATTTCACCTATGACAGAATATTGGGGTGTATGGAATGATCAACAAATTCCTGAAACGTATTCTCATTATGGAGATGTTGCAATGGACACATTACTTACAGAAGTAAAACCAGTAATGGAAAAAGAAACAGGATTAAAGTTAATTGAAACTTATGCTTATGCTAGAATTTATAAAAAAGGAGATATTCTACATAGACATAAAGATAGATTTAGTTGTGAAATATCAACGACAATGAATTTAGGTGGAGATGACTGGCCAATATTTATTGCTACTAAAGAATCAGATGGAGAAGTTGATAGTAAAACGGGTCAATATAAACCATCAAAAGCAAAAGGTGTTAAAGTAGATTTAAATCCTGGAGATATGTTAGTTTATAGAGGTAATATACTAGAACATTGGAGAGAAGCTTTTAAAGGTAAAGATTGTGGTCAAGTATTCTTACATTATAATAATAAAGCAACTAAAGGATCAGAAGAAAATAAATTTGATCGTAGACCTCATTTAGGTCTTCCATCTTGGTTTAAAAAGTAGTATAAGTTTAACAAGCGAGAGGAAATTTATCCACCTTACCACCTTTCCTCTCGCACTTTTTTATAGTATAATTTTTGCTTTAATAGGTATATAAGGAGTATTATGCCCTTAACGCAATTAACATTTCAAGCAGGAATAGATACAGAAAACACAGAAACTGGCGCAGAAGGTCGTTGGATAGACTGCGATAAGATTAGATTTAGAAAAGGACTTCCTCAAAAAATAGGAGGATGGACTAAACAATCTGAAGATTATTATGTAGGTGTTGGAAGAGCTTTATTCACATGGTACGATTTATCTGGATTTCGTTATACTGGATTAGGTACAGATAGAAAAGTATATGTCTATCGTGATGGAACAGATTTAGATATTACTCCAATTCGTCAAACTAATGCTATTACTTCAGTCTTTGATACAACAGCAACATCGGCTAATATTACAGTTAATCATACAGCTCATGGAGCAAATGTAGGTGATTTTATTACTGTATCTAATTGTGATACTTCAGTTGGAGGAATTACTGCAAGTAACGTTGATGCTGAATACGAAATATTATCAATTACTAATGCGGATGCTTATGTTATTCAATCTAATCAAACTGCGAGTACAAGTAATACAAATGTAGCTAATTGTACGATAGCTTATCAAATACCAGTAGGCCCTGAAGTACAAACATTTGGATATGGTTGGAATGCAGGAGCGTGGTCAGATGAAGCTTGGAATGAGCCACGATCAAGTTCTATTATTGATATTGATTTACGTCAGTATAGTTTAAATAATTGGGGAGAAGATTTAATTATAACAGTTAAAGATGGGTCAACTTACGAATGGAATACATCAAATGGTACAGCGATTACTAATAGAGCTACGTTAGTTGCAAATGCTCCAACAAAATCAATTTTATCTGTTGTTTCAAATGATACACGACATTTAATTTGTATGGGAACAGAAACTACAATTGGTAATACTTCAACTCAAGATAAAATGTTTATTCGTTGGTCTGATCAAGAAAATTATAATTCATGGCAACCTAATGTAACTAACTCAGCTGGTTCACAACGAATTGCTGGAGGATCCGAGATTAGAGCTGCAGAGACATCTAAAGGTCAAATACTATTTTGGACAGATACAACATTAAACTCTATGGCGTTTATTGGTCCACCTTTTATATTCGGGTTTCGTCAACTCGGTAGCGATTGTGGAGCGATTAGTTTAAATAGCACTATCGTTATTGATGATGTTGCTTATTGGATGTCTGATGGCCAATTCTTTCGATACGCTGGAGCAGTGCAAGAAATACCGTGTACTGTTTTAAATCATGTCTTTGATGATATTAATAAAACACAATATTCACAAGTTTATGCTGGGCAAAACGCTGAGTTTTCTGAAGTGATATGGTATTATTGTTCAGCGTCCTCAGATCAAGTTGATAAGTATGTTATTTATAATCATGCTGAAAATAGTTGGTATTTTGGATCATTAGATAGAAGTACATATGTTGATTTAGGTGTTTACAATAATCCATTAGCTACTCAGTATTTAGCTAATTCTACAGCAAATACAATTACACAAATTAATGGACTCACGGCAGGTCGTAGCTTACTTTATAATCATGAAGATGGTGTTAACGCCGATGGAACTGCGTTATCTGCTTATATTGAATCAGGTGATGGAGATATTGCCGATGGAGAGAATTTTAGTTTTATTAATAAAGTTATTCCAGATTTTAAAAATCAAACAGGGAATGTTACTATTACTTTAAAGACAAGAGATTATCCAAATAGTACAAAAGTAAATGGAGAAGCTATAACTGTATCTAATACTACTCCTTTTTATAACTCTAGGATTAGAGGAAGACAATCTGCAGTTAGAATAGAAAGTACAGAATTAGGTAGTAATTGGAGATTTGGTACATTAAGAATCAACGTAAGACCAGATGGAAAGAGATAAATATACAATAAGACAAGCTCGTATTGACGATGCTGTAAGAATAAGAGAGCTATTAAAAACGTGGCTTGTTGAAGCTCCATTTAACTTTGGAAACACCAATAATAAAAAAGCTCTTGATAATATTATATTTTACATTCGTAATAGTTTTGTTATAGTAGTAGAATATGAAAATGTTATTGTAGGCACTTTAGCTGCCACAATAGACGAAACTTGGTATAGTGACAAAAAGTTTTTACGAACTTTATGGTTACATGTAAATCCTCAGTATCGTAATTTTCATATCTTTAGAGCTATGATGTTAGTTTTTAAAGAGCACGCATTGGCAAAAAAAGTTACAGCTATATGCGAAATATTTCAAGGTAAAGACGTTGCAAGAAAACACAACGCTTTTACTAAATTAGGTTTTGACGTAATAGGAGGAACATATATAGTCAATGGGTAGTATTTTTAAACCATCAACAACTGTCGTTCAAGCACCACAACAAAGCACTACGACTTACGATATTCCAGCATACTTTAAAGAAATTCAAGAAAGAACTTTAAGACGAGCAGAAGAAGTTGGTCAACGTCCTTATCAAGCTTATCAAGGTCAACGTATCGCTCAATTAACGCCAGAAGAAATGCAAGCGGGAAATGTTGTATCACAACAAATTTTACCACAAGCTGGACAACTAGCACAAATAGGAGCACAAACGTTTGATGCAAATGTAGCTGCTCAATATATGAATCCTTATCAAGAACAAGTCATTAAAGGTACACTTGCTGATTTAGGAGAACAATATCAAATGGGTCAAAGAACTTTAGGAGCACAAGCTTTAGGAGCAGGTGCTTTTGGTGGAGCAAGATTTGGTATAGAAAGAGCTTTAGGTCAAGAGAGATTTTTAGAACAAGTAGGTGATGTTTCTTCAAGATTAAGACAAGCTGGTTTTGAATCAGGCGCACAACGATTTGCTGCAGATAGAGCAGCACAGTTAGGAGCAGCGCAAGCTCAACTTGGAGGATTAACTCAAGCGGCAGCGGGACTATCTCAATTCGGTGCTATTGAAAGAGGAGTAGAACAAGCGGGACTTGCTGAAGCTTATAGAGATTTCATTGAAGAAAGAGAATATCCAACAGAACAAGTTA